TCTGACGCCCCAACCGGTTACGGTAACGTCGCGGCGGTGGTGAATGGGTTGGTTGATGCGGTTGAGTTTAACCCGCTTGCCTTCCAGGTGTCGGCAATTCAGCCCACAGTAACTGTAAGCGCCGCAGGAGCTGCTACATCAATCACAAACTCGGTTCGAATTCAGCCGATGAGGTCAACAACTAACGCAGCCAAGTTTGCTGTTGATGGAGATCCAAATTTCAGGATTACTGGCGTGCCATCAAGCAAAACGTTTGTTGACGCTTCAGACATAATGCGTACAGAGCATCTGACAGGCGGGTCACCGCAGGCTGCGCGTTGGCGTCCTTACGTCGAGTTTACGCACACAGGTCAACAGTTTGAGCTTTTTATGCGCGTAACCGGCACAAACACTCGCTGGCGTTTGTGGATTAACGGCAGGCCAATGACTGCAGGAATGCAGACGTTAACATCAACTGGCGGCTCTCGCCACCGTATTCTAGTTGACTTCGGCTCTGTCGGCGTTCGTGACATTCGATTTGAAATGCAAGAGTTTTCATTCGGCGGCGTATTTGTAGAGCCTTTCGGCAGTATCACGGCGGCAAATTATAGCCGCAAGAGATTTGTGGTTATTTCAGACTCTACCGGCGCTGGCGCGACAAGCGATGTAAGCCCGTTTGATTCGTGGCCGTGGTTCACAGCAAACTACCTTGGTATGGACTGCATCAATATTGCAATCGGCGGCAGCGGTTACATTGCAGCGCCGAGCTTCCAATCGCGGCTGCAAGATGTTATTGACGCAAATCCAGACTATCTGTTTGTCGCTGGTGGGTGGAATGACTTACAGGGTAACACAACAACTGCGATTATGAATGCGTACAGCACTTTTGTGGCTTCAGTTGCTGCTGCACTACCAAACTGCAAAATCATCGTTGGTGGCGTACATATGAACTCCCAAAACGATTATCCGCTTGCAACTGACTTAGAGGTTGCGCTGAGAACAGCAGCCACAGCTAGCGGCTATCCGTTTGTGAGCCAGCGAGATCCAGAAGGTGTAGTCGCAAGCCTTCCTGCATGGGCGAATGGCGTTCCTTATAAGTTTGGCGACACCATTGCGCAAAACGGCCTACCGTTTACATGCCACACTGAGCACACAAGCTCAGGCAGCTTTGATGCAACAAAGTTTCGCTGCACCGCATTATACAGTGGTACTGGTAGAGTTGGAGCAACTGCTGGCAACGGAAACTTGGACATCTGTTTAACTAATGATAGCGTACACTTTAGTCAAGTAGGGATGTTGATTCAGAGTATTAATTACGCTGAGCAAATTGTTAATAAGTTATAAACACATCCTCACTTCAACTTACAGCGGTGGTAACTGACCACCGCGACACTCACACCTAGCCGCTGTGCAACGATGGTCATGGATAGACCGGAGTCGCATAGCTGGTGTAGGCGTTTTAACTTCTCCGGCGACATCATATCGCGTCACGCAGCGCTTGCAGGTTTGCTTCTGACATATCGGCAAGATACGTTGCAACCAAGGCCCGAAGCTCGCTGATTTTGACCAAGCTGCCGCCCCAATGTTCACGCGCCGTACCTACGCCAACACCCATCAGTTCAGCCACTTGTCGAGGCGTGATTTCTGGGTTACCTTCGCGCAGCTCAGCGATGCGGCGTTTGTAGTAGGCTCGCTTTGCTGCCATACGGTCGTAGCCAGCCAAACGAAGCTTGCGCTTCATGTTGCTACAGCTAACACCTAAAGCGCGTGCAACGTCCTCTGTTGTGTAGTCGCTTTGGTTGAGCAGCTCTATTGCGCGTTCAATAACTTCCTGTTTCATTCATCAACCTCCGGCAGCCGTGTAGCAACAAACAGCACGTAAGCAATCACGACAAACACAAGTGCACAGGCGAGTATGATGGCGGTGGTTAGCAATGGTGACACCCATGTCATGATTTGCTGCCTTGGCGCTGACCAGCAAGCGCAGCCTTAACGCTTAGAGCGACCATTGACAGTCTTGTCATCAGCAGTCTTGATGGGTCTGTAGATTTGATGTAGCTCATCACGCACCGCCTTGTCGTTTTGGAGCGCAAGCAGTAGATGTTGCAATGCGCTCAGGAACCCACTTTAGCAAAGTGAAAATTTTAAATTGTTGGCTGTTCATACATCACCGCCTTGCCGGACTCTATTGGCGTAACCGGACGCGTGCCACTCAGGACTGAAAGAACGCTTTAAGCTCCTATCAGCAAAACCTGAACTGTATCCCGCAACAAACCCCGCCCGACCAGCATCAGCTCGCACCTGCGCCAAGCATGCGGTGGGTGTTGCTTGCGCCAATAAAAAAGCATCACCGAGCAAGCTGAATACCTCAGATACGCCGCGCTGATTGTCATAACCTACGTTAAGCTGGTGGTTGTATGCTTTTAGAACGGAGCGCCGCAACACCTCAACTTGCGCTTGCAATTCGTCGTATGTTGGTTTGCTCATTACATTCTCCCCTCTAATTTATCCGCATGGTGAATCAACTCAGCCACACCATATCGCAGCTGTTCAGCTGCACAGCGTGCATTACTCGCCATGCTGCGCCCGTAGTCATAGTGATAGCCAGCCTGCTCGCACAGGTCGTACAGACGCGCATACAGCGCATCTTTGCTGCGACAGCAGGCTAGTTCGTTTTTTGCTTGGGTTAGGATGTTCATGATGCCGCCACCTCGAAACACAGCCAAATAACAGCAACCCATCCAATAGCTGCAACTACCGCCCAAATAATTACCGCGCCAGTGCAATCATCATACTCTACAGGTTCATCTGTACGGCGACTGTAGTCAATTTGCTGCAGTGGTCTGTATTTCATAACTTCCTTGCTCCGTTTTCTCATATCTACCTCGTTTCTGAGGCGTACTGCTTAATCGCCGTTGTTATTTAATCTGCTTTGTGCGCTTCGCACAGCGCCATGATTGCTGATTTGTATTTTCCCCAGAACTCTAGAGCGCCTGGTGCCATTTCAGAGATGCGGTCATCGCTGAATGACGCCCAATCTGAAACCAAATGCACTTGACACCCAATGCGCAAAAACGTTGTGGTGATAGTCACATCCCATTTTAAGTTGTATAAGAACAATGGTGTTTTTGTAAGTTTATCACCGTACAGGTTGGCACCGCGCAGGTCGGCACCGCGCAGGTCGGCACCGCGCAGGTTGGCATCGCGCAGGTTGGCATCGCGCAGGTTGGCACCGTGCAGGTTGGCACCGCGCAGGTCGGCACCGCGCAGGTTGGCATCGCGCAGGTCGGCACCGTGCAGGTTGGCACCGCGCAGGTTGGCACCGCGCAGGTCGGCACCGTGCAGGTTGTCACCGCGCAGGTTGGCACCGTACAGGTTGGCACCGCGCAGGTCGGCACCGTGCAGGTTGGCACCGCGCAGGTTGGCATCTGCTTGCAGCGCCGCTTTTAAGGTAATTTTGATGCTGTTTTCTTCCGCTTCGTGAGCAAATAAAACTTCGCCGGTAAAGCGTGATTTGATTTCGATTTTCATTTTGTATTTCCCGTTGTTAGGTGTTATACACAAACGCTTCAAGCGTTGATTTTACTTGCTGTAGCCGTTCTACTGCATTCGATGCGCTCAGGTCAATTTCTGGCAGCGAAAATATGCATAGCTCGCCGCTATGGTCCGAAACAAAAAACTTTGCAAGCGACGCATTAAAGCGAAACAAGCTGTGTTTTGTCTGCTTACCGTCATCTTCGTGCTTGCAGTCAAAGACATAGCACAACTCACTAATCTCACCAATCAGCTTACGGATTTGCGGATTAACGCCAGCCTCCGCTTCGATGGTTTTCCGGCGCTTGGTTTCTGCGCTCCATTTGCTTACGGCGGCTGTTGTTACGCCGTGTGCTTTGGCTAGGTGTTTTTGTAGCATGGTGTTCTCCGTTGTTGGTTGCCAGCTACCGGCTGGCGCGGGTTGGTTATTTATGCAGCTTGCAAGATACGATAAAGCGATTTGTGATTTGCGCATCCGCCTTAATTTGTGCGATTGCCTCCTCGCGATTCTTCGCCTCTACGATTCGCGCATATGGTTTATCTTGGTTCATATTTGTTTTGAACTCTATTTTGTATTTTTTCATTTTGCCATCCTCACTCTCAGCAGCCCCGCGCCGCTGTATGAGTTAACTATACTCTAGTTAACTTAGGTTGCAAGATTTATTTTGCTGGTCGGACCAGTGCCGTACTTATTAAAAACAGCCTGAGCAAACCCGCGAGGCGTTGCGCTTCTGAAGTTAGCCCTTTCCGGCCCTGGTGGCGCTTTATGGATACGGTCATCTGGCTTGCCTAACGATTCGTCACAGAAAGGCGCTGGCAGCTCAAACCCACCACCTGACCAGAGACATGTTTTTTTGGTGTAGTTATCATCCGCGCAATACCCTGTGTAGTCGCACGGATTAAACGTGTAATCAGGCTTTCCAAATATCGAGCTAAATACGCTGACTGGGTTTTCAAAGAACCAAGGGCAACCAGCAAGCTGTCCGATAACTCTGCACTGCTCTGCAACCAGCGCCGCTTTAGCCTGGAAGAACTTGTCTTGCTCTGCTTTTGCCGCAAACCATCTGGAACCGCTAACAGCTACATCAGTACACGGTGGAAATCCCGCCACAAAACAAACCTGGTGCGTTCTGATGATATCGCCAAGCCTAGGCATTGCTTCATTAAGTGTTAGCGGTATGCGCTCAATTCTGCCGCTTATGCTGTGACTTTCGTGTTGTGGGTCAACTAATACAGCTTTATACCCTGCATCAACCCACGGCTTTACCATGATTCCTGTATAATCACACAGGCTTATTATCGTTTTCATCTTTCCTCTCTCCATTGTTAACCAAAGCCACCACCTCAACCGCCTCAACACCAAACCGCTCCAACACAGCCGCCGGTACTTCTTCTGGCGGCGTGGTGGTAATCATGGTGAAGGGTTTGTAGTTGGGTAGGGTTATTTTGTACGACTGCATGGTGCTGTCAGTCCGCGCAGTTTCATCATTGCATCATGGTATTACGCTTAACTAGCTTCATGTTTATCTGCCGTGTATGTTGCGTAACGCCAAAAAATAAATCTTTTGAAACTCTTGCTGTTAAAAACAACCGCCTCTTTGTGTTTGTAATCTTTTGCGAATCCAGACCAGTAAGCCGGAATCTCTCCTGATTTTGTCTGAATTATTATGTACGAGTTATCAATAGGTAACTCCTCCCTTGCATCCCGCCAGCGCAGCTTGTCTTGCAGCTCTGCGAGTTGTTTTTCAAGGGCGTCGGCGTTACGGATGAATTCATCCATCTTCCATTCATCCGGTCTGTCTGCTCGCCATTTTTCCAACTCTTCTGATAATTTCATCACTCACCCTCCTTCAAAAACTCATTCAACCAATCGCGCAGCTGGGCGGCGTCTGCCCTGCTAATTGCTACCGTGCCAACATCACCAAGCTCGCAGCATGTAATTGCTACACCGCCAAAGTTACTTTCGGCAAACTCAACATGCGATTCTGCACCGTCTAATTCGCAAATAAACTCCAATGCTTCCATACCATCCCCCGTTATTAACCAAACTAATTAAACCACACCACACATGGCGGCGTGGTCAGACCTCTACCCACTCAAAATTAGGGTATTTGCCATGCAACTCATAACCTTTCCCTGTACATTTCGGTATTCTAGGCATTGCATCAACACATGTATCACAAAGAAGCCTGTACCCGCCTAGGTTGTTTAGGTTATGAACCTTGCCACATCCATCACATAAAAATTCATCATCGCCTATCAGCATGGTAAATCCTTAGCGCCCGAAGGCGCTGGTTGCTGGTTGTTACATGCAGTGCAGCAAGCGCTGGCAATGCAAACCGATTGGAGCAAAGGGTATATCCTGGTCGAAGTCAATCGGACCTGCAGGATTCTGCATTGCCTGCTGTTGCGTCTGGCCCTGATAACCTGCTGGCTGAGCTTGATTAAAACCTTGCGCCTGAACAGGTGACTGTTGCTGCTGATACTGCGGCGGCGCTTGGCGTGGTTGTTGTGGTTGTTGTTGTTGTTGTTGTGGCTGTTGATTCGGCTGCTGGCCTTGCGGTGCAAACACAGCGCCTAACTTCGCGTCGAGCAGCTCAATAGACAAGCTCAAGCCGTTATTGCCTTGAAATTGGCGAATCTTCAGCTTGTCGCCTGATACTTCAACGATTGCGCCTTCAACCAGTGCCTGCTGGTAAAACTGAACCTGTGCCGGAGCTTTTGCAAATACAACTGCCTCGAAGTTAGTCCAAGCGTCTGCTTTAGTTTCGCGGTCGTAGTAGCGTACGCCTAAGCGCAAGCCAAACCCTGTTGAATCGCCTGCTTGGAATTGTGAGGCTGCCTTGTTCAGCTTGCCGGTTACTGTTGTTGCCATTATTTTGCTTTCCTTCTGTTTAAAATTCGCTTAAACCTGTTAACACTGCCTTCGCAGTACATGATTTTTCTGTCGTGCTTGTACCACCACTGCAATCCTTGGCAGTCCTCATAAACATCAAATTCCCCTGTGTACTCGCTTTTCTTTCTCCATTTTCGCAAGGTTACAGGATGAACGCCCAGCTTTTTAGCGGCTTCCGCTGTTGTTAACTCGCCGCTCATTGCTCAAACGCCTCATATATTTCCTGCAAATCACGCAGCGCGATTTCTGCGCGTTGGTCAAACTCGCGCATCATTTTTTCGTCGCGTGAGAACTTGACGCTGTGCAGTTGCTTTGTTTTGAATCGCGGGTCGTATTTGGCTACATGCCAGAATTCAGCGCCAGAAACCCACATACAGAACTGTATCTGCTTGATTTCTTCTTTCTTTGGCATGTTGTCGCGCACAAATTTAATAAACTCACGGCTTGACCACGGGCATTTAAGCTCAAGCCCTGCGCCATCACTGCAAATGCCGTCAGGCGAGCAACCAAACGAGCCGGTCAAATCGCGGTAGATAAACGGCACCTGCTCAACGGTTAATCCGGTTACAAACTCAAACGCAGCATATGCGCTTGATTCGTGGTTGCGCCCCCATTGCAGAGCTTTTGCGTTGATTTCATCCGGCAGTTCGCCGGTTAATTGCTCCGCCGCTTTTTCCGCAATGTAGTTTTTGTAAGTGTCGGTGGATTCAGCTGCCAAAAAATCACTGGCTTTGCTGGCAGTGATAACGCCAAGGCGCATCTTGAACCACTCCGGAGAACGCTGCTCAACGACGGTAGGGTCAAAGCCAAGCCGAGCAGAATGCTCAGCAAGGCTTGCAAGGATTGATTGCTTACTCAGTCGCATTTGTTTTCTCCTTTTCCATGCGTTTTAGCTTTTGGTCAAGCAAGCCAATTACAATGTTGGCGTGCTGCTCTGGCAGCTGCGCAAAGCCGTAAACTTGGCCGTATTTCAGCACGTTGATACAGGCGTGATTCATTACAGCGCCTTCTTCCGCGCCTGTAGCTGCCAGCAAATCATAAAATGAACTTACCTGTTGAGGCGTTGCGTAAACAACTTCAGGCTCTTTGTAGTTTCGGCTTTCGTCGTTTTCGCCTGTTTCAATGGCAAACACTTTTAGCAGCGCAGATTTTGTTGCGTAGGTTACCGCTTTGCCTGGCGCTTTATCGCCATTATCATTGGCGTGGCCAACAATGCGAACAGTTAATCGGTCCGCTCCATCGTCGATATTTACAAAATGAATGTTGTACTCGCCTTCGTAAAGCATCATAGCGATGTCTTTTGACTTATCACGAGCAACCAGTACGTTGCTGCTAATCTGCTCTGGATAGTAAACAATGCCATGCTTTACAAGTGAATCGCGCAGCATTGCGACAACTTGGTCGTGGCTAACGGCTGAATAATTAGCGCCGCCGCCAGACACTTTTTTGTCTTTCTTGATGTAGTCGATTTCTTGCATTACAGCGTTGATGCGCTGGTAAATGTTGCGCGGTTGCGCTGGTTGTTTTGTTGTCATAACTTCCTCCGTTGTTGACGCTTAGATAGTAGTAAATCCGCTACTACAAATCAAGCTCTTTTATGATTTGTTTTGCAGCATCAAGCCCAAAAGCCACAAAGCAACGGTTGCCAGCGGATGCCATCGACGATAAAACATCAAGCTGCCTGTTAAAGTGCTGACGGCTTTTTGTGTTGGATAGCGACTTCTTCACGCAGCGCCTTTTCATCTCGATGTATACAGCCGGAACCAAGGCGATACAAACATCAGGCGCGCCATCAAGCACACCTTTTTTCTTGTCCATAACGATGCCTTGTACCGGCTTCATCGCTTCGTTTGGTATGTGGTAAACGATGTTTTCAAGATGCGGGTAGTTAAACTTAATCCACGACACAAAGCTGATTAAGTCAGCATCCTCGCTTTTGCATTCTCCGAAATAGTCACCGCCGTACACGGTGACGTTATCCGGTATTTCTGCGCTGTAGTGTTTAGTGACTTTTAGCAGTTTCATTGCTGGATTGTCTCGCATTGGCTTTACGTTGTTTCATTCGTTACAACTTCATCAGCAGATTTGAACTTTTTACGGTTTATCACTGAATAGCCTTTCGGGTTTATCCGGTGCGTTATATGTGTCGGAACTTCTGCAAACTGATTGATGGCCGCGCAAATCTCAGCGTTGTTACGTGGGCGCATAATTTTGTTTTTGATGTCCGGTAATGGCGCATGTTGTTGTAGCCAGCGATACCACATGTTTTTGATATGAGGCTGTGCACTGAACGGGCTAAAAAACTCACGGGCAACTTCTGGCTTTTCTATGCCATCGTCAAAGTATGTGCTATCAAGGTGATAAGTAATTATCAGGTTATCGCCTTTACCTGGCGATGCCTTAAATGACTTAACCGGCTTGAAATCTGCATCCGTGTAAGCCTTGTTCAGCAGCTTGGCATTCGGATCAATCAGTACGGCCCCGCACTCTCGACAGTCTTTTGCTGTTGTGTCGTTATGCGCTCCGCAATTCTGGCACTGGCGAGAAATCCAGAAGTGATCACAGCGCTGACCTTTACTGTCAACACCGCAGCAACGGCGGGCATGTTTGCTGTTTAAAGTGCTGCATTTTGGGCACTCGATTGAATCATTGCGCTGCTCTTGGCGCTTTTGCATCAGCGCTTGGTTTACTATTGGGTCGTCGTAGATGTCGCCCATGCTTTCAAATGTGTCTGTAAAATCCAACACAAGCGCATCAGATTTTTTAACGCCTTGCGCTATCTGCTCTGGTTTTAATTGTCGCAAAACGCGCCCTGTGAGCTGTATGAGCAATGTCAAACTTCCAATCTTGCGCAGAATAACAAGCATGTCCCACCGAGGCACGTTTACGCCTGTTGTCAAACAAGTTATTTGGATAACGTACTTAATTTCACCGGATTTGGCTTTGTCCAAAATCGCTTTGCGGTTTTTTGTGCTGGTGTCATCAGTTACTATGCCCCACGTGCCAGCAGGCAAGCACTCTGCTACTTGTTCGCAGTGCTTCTTGCTGGCGCATGTTATAAGCACGCCGTTTCTGGTGGATGCAATGGCCTGAACTTGCTCCATGATTTGCTGTGTCATGGTTTTATCTTTGGTGAGCTTGCGCCCCATTGCTGCCAATTCTTGAGCTGTAAAATCGTGCGCACCTTCACCGCCTGCTGGTTTGAATTCGCTCAGGTCGTAATGGTGTTCATCATCACCAAATCCAAACACTGGCGGCACTAAAAAGCCAAGCTGTATCAGTTGCATTGTTCCAACGTCTGACAGTTGATGCTTCCAGTATGGGCCTTTAATTGACTCTGTGCCGCGATATGGCGATCCGGTGTAACCAATCACGCGCAGCTTCGGTTTTTTTAGTTTGAAGTGCGCAATTATTTTTGCGTACTGCGAAAACTCTTTGTTGTAAAACAGCTCATCAAATCGCTGACTGTATTCATCGCTATTGCTCAGCGATGCGATCAGTTCGCGCTGTCGCTCCGCCAATTCGCAGCAGTCAATCACATCCTGCCAGTTAATCATGTGACATTCGTCGACTAAAATGCAATCTGGCAACCACACACTGAACGCATCAAGCAAATGATTGCTTACCGTACCTTCCGTGCCCATCACGCAATTAAACACAGTGCTTTTTTTGTTCAGGCTGGCGCTAAAAATTGATGTTTTCACTCCAATGGACCATGCATCATCAGCGTTTTGTTCGATTAGCTCACCTTGGCGAGCAAGCACCAGAACTTTACCGCCTTTGCTGACTATGTGCTGACACATAAAAGCGATATTGATAGTTTTGCCTGCACCGACGCTCATATTGTGAAATGCCGGTTCGCTGGATGCGCGACAATGCTCAATCGTTGCGATGTGTGCAGGTAGCTGGTACTCAGGTCTTAATTGATAGCTCATATTCTCACCGTTGTTTTGTTGACTGCTCTATGCCAGTTTCGGATTAATGTAAATCATGTCATCGTGCTGGACGATGTAACCTCGTTTTTGTAGCTCTGGTATGTATTCGTCTTTCAGTTTTGCTGCCAGTCCTGACATGCCTTTTAGCGGTCCGCGATTCCTTATCTCGTCTCTCATCCTGGCTGATGACAATGAAAAAACCTTCTTCTTCGCTAGGTCTGTGCACTTATCAGCAACAAAAACCAACTCAGTTTTTGAGCCAGTAATGCGCATTGAGTCAGCTGCAATCAGGTATGTTTTCAAAAGCTCCATGAATATCTTGATGGCGTTTTTAACGTGCTTTTCATCAACTATTAAACGTCTTTTTCCGCCAGCCTTCCAGTCTTCAGCGATGTGCATAACGCACGCAATTTTTATTATCTGCTTATCAGCCTTGCCAGCAGCACCTCGAATCATCGTGCTGCTAAACTCTTTTCCGTCCGCCATTTTATCGTCAATTTCGTCAGTAACTGCATCAATAAGCCGCATTGATGAAGCACTTAGTTTTAAAACCTTCTTGCCTTCGGTAACGATGTTTTTAGCCAGTTCTATGAATTCAGAAACCAGGCTTTTGTCTATCTTCCTTCTCATTGAGCTTTTCCGTTTGCCGAAAAGGTTTGGCTCTCTTATCATTAAAAACCGCTCGGAAATACCACGGCCATTCTGACCGACGCGCAATATCGTATCTATTGATTCATCTTGTGCCAGCACAGAAACGGAGCCGTAAAGCTCACCCTCAAAACCGTCACGACTAACCCGCGCTGAGCTGTGATATTCAGTGTCCCACATTTTCAGAAAAAGGCCGTGGTTTGACTTGCTTTTGCCGTCACCGTATACGCTGCCAAGGACAATATTTACTGCGTCAGCTTCAGCAGAAACGATGTTTAAGTATCCGTTTTGTTTTGATGCCTGTTCCTCTGCCGCCTCTGATGTCACGTCATCCATTATGAATTTAACGTGCTCTACTTCAGATAAAGCAAATTCGCACTGCTCAATCTCAAGTGAAAGTTCCCTTCCTTGTTTTTGCTCTGCTCTCAACTCCTTTAACTCAGATAGGAGCTTTGCCCTTTTCTTTTTGTTGGCTTGGTTTATCTCTGAAAAAGCCATAGCGAAAGGCTTTGTGAAAAATGATGATATTGAACTTTTACCTGTTGACGGCGGCTGACTAACAACACAGTAAAGCGTTACGGCTTTTTCTTCGCTGTAGTATTCATAGCGGAATTTATACCCGCAAGCAGCGGCAAAAACGCCAAGACCATGCAAAAACGCGCTGTTCTCTGGGAAAATAACCTCTGAACACCTTTCTTTTGCCAGTTCTGCGATAAACCCACCATGCTCGATAATGTTCGGAGTTTTCTCTGATTCATCGTCTCCAGTAAAATAGTTTACGTCAGGCCAGTACATCTGGTTTTTAATGTTGGCGCTGTGCAGGTCCATTGCAGCAATCGGCAGCGGTAGATTTTCTTTCCTTGCGTGCTGTTGTGCCTTTATGTAATCAGGTGTGATCATACTTAACCTCAATCATTGATGCAGCTTGCACCGCATCCATCCATTTTACGTGTCTTGTTTTTTCGATGCTTCCAACAGGAAACCAAACGTCAACAGGGCCGCACATATCAAGCGCGGCTTGAAAAGCGGCTGGTGAGATGCTGCGAATATAACACTCTGTTGCACCTGAAAAGGCGAACGCTGAAACATCAGTACAAAACATAACGGGGAAGCTGGTGATCTTGTGCAGCAAAAGAGAAGTCATCAGGTCAGTGCAGAAAATTAACGGCTTCTCAGACCCGATAAAAGCTGACAAATTTTCGTCAACCTTTACTGCCGTGCCAGCATAAAAACCACACTGCCTTGGTTTAAATCCACCAGCAAATGACACTCTATTGATGCCGTCAGTGCAAGCTATGGCCGTAATATTTCCCGTATGGAAATCAACCAAAGGTGCAGCGATATACCCTTGATACTCAAGCAGGTCAGGCCATTCACTGGGTAAAATCCCAAGCGGCTGAAGAACTTGATTTTCTGGCTTTATCGGTTTGCACATGTTTAGATGTGTTGCGATGCTCATTTTTTTACTGCCTTTTTCAAGCAAAGACCATCGGCGCTGATAGTGATTAAGCCAGAAGCGATCATCTGGCCAAGAGCAATCATCATGGCAGGCAGTGATAGCCCGTCTTTTATCCAATCGTCAACAGCGCTGTCGATTGATAGGTTTGCATCTGCCTGGCTATCTATGACCGCTGCCGCCGTATCGTAATTGTGATGGCCTTCGCAGTATATGCCGACCTTTCTCGCTGAAAGCTCAATGCCTCGAGCGAACTTGCCGCCGCCAATGCTTTTGTAGATAGATTTTGCATGGTCGGTAAGCCTTACGTTTGTTGGTATTTTCACTGCGTATTCAAAGCATGGTTTTTTCGTCATTTTTTACCTCGGTAAGATTTTTTTCTGGTTTAGTGCTAAAGGGCACGCGAATCACAGAATACACAAAAGAGTGTTAATTTGTAAAGCATTCACCGATAAATAGGTAAGAAATCTTACCGACGGTAACGCTCGGTAATGCATCGGTAAGATTAGGCTTACCTACCTAAACTATTGAAAATAATAATAAAAATAACAAAAAAGTAGTAGTCGGTAATGTTTTTTCTTATTCTCCCATTTTTTCTGTTTTTCCTGTTTTTATTTTATGGGTGTTTTTTTGGAAATTCTTAAAAATGGACAAAAAACCTTACCGTCTTACCGTTTTTGATTATTTTGCTTTAAAAACAATACCTTGCATGAAAATACAGGCTTACCGACCTCTTACCGACCATTACCGACCCGCTGGTCAGACCACCACCGCATAAAACAGGTGTTATGATTGGTTTATCGACAACGATGGAGAGAGAAGATGACGATTAAGAATGGTGATTTACCGGCGATGCCAACAACGATATTTCAGAAGGTTGGAGATATTGCAGAATGTCGCTCTACTGGCGGCCTCACAAAACGCGAACAGTTCGCAATGGCTGCTATACAGGGGCTGTCGAGCGAAAGCTGCCGCTATGGTTCTCCATGCGATATGGCACACGACGCAGTTAAGTTGGCAGACGCATTACTCGCAGAACTGGAGCGCACGAAATGAGCAAACTACCAAGTTCATTGGATGGGGTAAAGTTTGAATATATCCAAGGTATCACGTTTGAGGATGGCGCTCAGCGCTGCTACGTCAATCGTGATATTGGAGTTCAGGTTACTGTTGAAACACCCAGAAAGCACGGTGTATGGGGCGAAGGTAAGAAGTTTTATTCTTTGATTGGCTCAAAGGATTTTCACGAAACTTACGCTCAACTACTGGAGGCTTGCAATGGACTATAAACTACACAACCACCAAGCCGACCGCGACGCAGCATACGACCTAGCGCTTGACGCAATGCGCGAACAAACGCACGTCACTGGATACGAGCTGTTTGAGCAGCTGCCGTTTCTGACCGATGCGCAGTTGCTTCAGTTTTGCGACACGGTGGCAGCAACAGACGAGCCAGTTGTGCGCAACATGGTACGGCTGGTTTGTGGGGATATTATTGAGCGCAAGGCTAAGCAGGCTATGGAGTTAAAGAAATGAGCAGCACAAGCGATGTAGCAGAAACATACAAAGCAATGAACGAAGCTAAAAAGTCAGCAAAGCAAAAGCGCTTAGAGTCAGCTGATTTAACTGGTTGGACGCAGCACAATTGCTACCACTACTACCGGATTGTGAATGGTCACAAAATGGATTACTGGCCGTCAACCGGTTTGGTTATGTACAAAGGCAAGCGGCATAACATCAAGTCTCGGTTTGTGCGTGAGAAATTGGAGCCGCAACCATGACCACCTGGCAACCAATGCGGTCAGTCATTGACTACGACCTGAAACAGCTTGCTGACGTTATGCCGTACAGCGCAAGCCTGCTTTGCATGTACGCCAATCAGGCGGTTTGTTTTGCGGATGCGGCGATTTTGGAGGCTATGGCTGATGAAGAGTAAACAGCAACAAGCTATCGCGTTGTGGCAAGCCGGACACCGCAACTATGCACAGATTGGCAGGATGGTCGGCGCGTCAACTGAGCAGGTGTGGTCTTGGCTTGGCTGCAAACACGACGCCGAGCAATGGGAGCAAGACCGTCAGCGGCATGAGGCGTTTTTTAACGGCATGAGTCCTGCCGAAGAGTATCGGCAGCATGCGCAATGGCGGCGGGAGATTAACGAAACGATGGAGGACGAGACGGTATGACAAACGACATCCAATCCGCCCTGTTTGACCGGTGGTTCACCGGCGAGCAGGACGCGTGGCAGGGCTTTAATTACGGCCTACACCTGAACCAAATTTACCTGACGGGCCAGACGCTTTGCCGCGTTAATCCGCAAGGCGAGTATGCGTTGTACTACAACAACAGGGCTTGGCGGGAGAGTGCCAAAGTTACGAACAAAGAGTTAATCGGAATGGAGCGCTTGTAGATGGTGAGTTTACACAAAACACTTTTGGAAAAATGCAAGTACAGCCGAATCACGCTGGCTGATTTGAAGCCGAACAGTCGAGCCATTGCGCAGCGCTTGCTGGCTGAGGGTGAGTTGTATGTTGATGATAAGGGTTTTCTGCGGAGTAATTCAAAATGAGCAAAGTAGATTGGAGCAGAGCACCGAGAGATGCTGAGTTTTTTGCTAACGGACACTTTAGAAAGCGTGTAACTGGAATTAAAAAACCGCAAAAATGGATTTTAACAGGTTGGGTAGATGGATCTTGGAGTTTAAATGAATGCGTTGATTCTCTTGACTACGAACCACGCCCCAAAGACTGGCCATCAGAACAGCGTATAGACATTGTTGACACCAACGGCGGCGACGGAGCGCATTATAACGCACCAGAACGCACTACAAGCGATTTAAACGCAAAACCGGTGTCCAAGTACCACCGAACCATAAAAGGCGTTCAAATTGATTTGTATGACGTCCTAGTGGCTTACGGCGTAACGTGTCCGGCGTTGGCGCATGCGCTGAAAAAGATGCTTATGCCAGGTCAGCGCCACGCAAAGACGTTTGAGCAGGATATTGACGAGGCTATTGCTTCGTTGCGACGGGCTAAGGAGCTGTGCAAATGAGTGAAATCACACTAATGCAAGGCGATTGCCTTGAGAGAATGAAAGAAATCCCTGATGGTTCAGTTGACATGGTTTTGACTGACCCGCCTTATGGTATGGATTTAACACCACAACGCAAGTCTGGTAAATTTCATGGAGTGAAAATAAAAAACGACGACACTCTATCGTGGACGGATGATTTCCTCCAAGAGTGCTTTAGGGTTCTCCCAAAGAACTCAGCGGCTTTTATTTTTTGCTCACATCACTGCATTTCTGAGTTTATAAACTCTGCAAAGTTGGCTGGATTTGATGTTAAAAATCTTCTCATTTGGAATAAAGGGCATTTCGGCATGGGTGGGAATTGGCGGCCTGTGCATGAGTTAATATTGCTTTTAACCAAAGGCAGATTCGTCACTAAATCGAAAAATCTAAAAACAATAATTGATTTTAAGAAAGTTCATCACAGCAGGGCTGTTCATCCGACAGAAAAGCCGATTGATTTACTACAACATCTTATTGAACAGGCTGATTACGAGCCGCAGAAAATACTTGATCCATTTATGGGAAGCGGCACAACCGGCGCCGCGGCGGTAAACCTTGGTCGCAACTTCATTGGCATTGAGTTGGATGGTGGTTATTTCAATATTGCAAAAGAGCGTATTGAACGCGCCGCTGGTGCGACCACTAAAATAATTTGAAATAATGCTTGCAATGATAAAACTGTTTGCTATTATTAACTCATCGAAACGCAATAACGCGAACAGACAAAAGGGGAAGCAAAATGAAAACATTAAATACTGGTAACAACGAGTCTTTAGTTAATGGTGTGTTTGCTAATCAAGACGGCACGTTCACAGCGGTAACTTTCAGTCAGTCAAAAACATTTAAAACAGAAAAAGGAGCAATTAAATGGTTGCAGGCTCGGAGTTAACCATAAAAGTGAAAGGGTTTAATCAAAACATGGTGTCAGAAATGGCATCATGTTATAGGGAGTTAAGACCTTTTTACTTTTTCGGCTATCAATACACGGTCATGTTTTACGAAGTGTCGAGAGATATGAATAACGAAATAAAATCCGTTGAGCTTTGCTTAAAGAGGATTCCATGACCGCATCACAAAAAGCCAAACAACTGGGCTGCAAAAGCCTTACACAAGTATCAGAGCTAACCGGAGCGTCGTTACAAACGCTTGGCAACTGGCACAAAAACAAGCCGGAGCTGTTTGTGGTTGTTTGTGTTGGGGCGTCCATAGTCGCCGCTGGTACGACCACTAACTAAACAAAACCGCGCTATAGTGGCGCGGTGTTAACAACAACGGAGAGAAGAAATGAAAATAGAAACCAAAACAGTTATAGATGGGAAACCTTGCACAAAGGTTTTTTCAAAGGGTCAAATCAGTGTTTTTTCTGTAGACTGCGACGAAACTGACACTGAAACTGTTTATTTTGTTAACGGTGAAACTGTTCTTTTTAGGCAGGTTATAACTGCCGACTGCGGACAAAATACAGGCTACATATCTAGCGTAGATTATAAAGGATTTAATTAATGAAACTAAAACCAATCCTCTTAACCGCCGTCTTCACCGTCGGCACCGCACTAGCCGACGCGCCAATCGAGCCAGATGCGGAGGTGGCAGCATGAAAGAGCGTCCGATTTTATTTAACGCTGAAATGGTGCGAGCTATTTTGGATGGTCGGAAAAATCAGACTCGCAGACCGGTATCGGATAGGCATGCAAAATGGCTGGAGTGCATGGGCTGCAGCAACGACGAAGAAACGGAATTTGACTTCGTAGGCCTTGGTTATGGTGAAACCACCGACGATAACGGCAAGATGACGGCACCACAATGGTTTGCCTATTGCACGGAATATCCTGAAGAGGGCTGTGTTCCGTTGGGTCAGTTGCTTGGCGCAGTTGGAGACCGCCTTTGGGTGCGTGAAACTTGGTCTGTTGTTAGTCATACATTCAATGATGACGGTTTGATGGTTAATTGGTTGCCTGACCGGCCATCTGTACAAGTAAAAGAAATGCCGTCAGGTAACGGCTACTACACAGGCCACGTTATTTACCGTGCAGATGGCGGAATGGAATGGTCAGATGACGATGGTTGCTATACCGACAAATCATTCTGGCATCCATCTATCCACATGCCGCGCAGTGCATGCCGGATCATTCTGGAAATCACATCTGTTCGGGTTGAGCGAGTTCAGGACATCAGCGAATCCGATGCTGCGGCTGAAGGTTTTGATATACCAGCAGCGGACGGTCAAGACTGGAGGTTTAATGCTAAGCACAACTTCAAATTCAATTGGGACCGCATTTACAAAAACTGGGCTAAAAACCCGTGGGTTTGGGTTGTCGAATTCAAGGTGCTTACAACTGATGGGAGGTATTGAAATGAACCTAAAACCAATCATCTTAACCGCCGTCTTCACCGTCGGCACCGCACTAGCCGACGCGCCAATCGAGCCAGATGCTATCGGCGTTGACCAGCACCACCCTGAGTTAGTACAGGCGCTGACTACGCTAGTGCAGCTTAACGGCTATCGCTGCGATTCGGTGAGCGCCCTTATCAAATACGTTTGGGGCAACGGCTACACGCTAAACTGTAATCAGTTTCAGTACACGTATGAAATCCGAGATGTCGGCGGGCGGTGGAGTGTGGAGGTTGAACAATGAAACGCAAACCACACAACCCCGTCAAGCGATTAATCACACAATCCAAAATCGCCGTGCGCGACTTGGCACTGATTATGACGTTTGCAGATAAGTACGTTGAACTGGTTAAACAGAAATCCGGCAAGCCGGTACAAATCGGTCAAAGCGTTGCGTCGGCGCTTGATAGGACCGCTTTTGATTGGTTTGTTGTACTGGTGGTGTACTGCATTGAGTCCAATGGCAAACAGAAACTGGTCATGCAACCGCTGCGCCTGAAAGCTGCTTACAAGCACAGCGATTTGACTGAATACCTGAAAGCCGAGCATCAGCGCATCATTGACGAGTGTGCGCAGAAGATGGACGTTATCAATGCTGGTTTTGGCGCTATTCCTGTGCCGTATGTTGACGAGGACGAAATGGAGCGGGATTTGCTGAAGTTGTTGGATGATGAAAAGCATTGGGCTTATCGCGGGGAGGTTGCGGCGTGAAAATCAGAATATACAAGGCAAATACAGAGCATGCTTACGTGTGCACCGGCTTTGTAATTTACTTTAGATTGAATGACTACATCGACGAGTTGCGCCAGCATGCGCTTTGGGATACAATCAAATCCGTTAGTCCTACTCCCCGTTGTTGATTTTAAGCCCTGTTTACTCAGGGCTTTTTTTTGCCTATAATTTTTGCATAGACAACACATAGAGACAGAGATTATGCCAGGCGGAAGACCGACCGATTACCGACCAGAATATTGCGAGCAAGTCATCGATCACATGTCAGAGGGCGCAAGCCTCACTTCATTTGCTGCATCGATAAATTGCAGCCGTTCCACCGTTGGCTTGTGGATGGATGTACATCCAGAGTTTTCGGATGCCGTAAAAATCGGCAAGGCAAAATGCGCTTATTGGTGGGAGAAGCGTGGGCGCATGGGAGCTAATGGCGAGCAAGATGTAAACCCTACTTTAGTCATTTTTGGGCTTAAAAATATGGCTCCTGACGAATGGCGAGAAAAGCAGGAGTTGCAGCATTCTGGCAGCATTGATTTAAACAAAATTACAGATGAGGAATTGGAAGCTAAAATAGCGGCCTTATCTAAAAAATAAACATCTTCATTTTAGGAGAATTTATGCAATACAAGCACTTCAAAGGTTATTCAGTTTCAGCAGATGGAACCGTCATTAACGTAAACACCGGTAGACAAGTAAAGCCGCAGGAAAACAACTGCGGATACATGCGGGTTCAGCTGTGTCACGGCATCGACAAGCCCAGATTCTTCGTTCATCGAATTGTTGCAGAGTTGTACTTGTCAAACCCTTTAAACCTCCCGCAAGTTAATCACCTAGACGGAAACAAGAAGAATAATCACGTAAGCAATCTTGAATGGTGTGATGCGTCAAGAAATCAAAAGCACTCATTTAGTGATTTAGGCAAAAAACCAATAAGAGTTTGCGGCGATGCGAACGGCAAAACAAAGATAACCAAAGAACAGATAGAGCAAGCAAGGCTGAGGCGTGAATCCGGTGAGCTTTTGAAAGATATTGCGGCAGAGCTTGACGTAAACAGAAAATACTTAGGCGCTCTATTAAACGGAAGGTGCAATAGGCATGGATAGGCGTCAAAAAATCGAACTACTCATGCTACTCCAGGAGCGTGAGCGCAGAGCCAAGCTAAATAAATCAACCGTGTTTGGCATTGTCTGCCCGAATGAAGGCTTAATAAAATGCGTTAAGGTAGTTGGCTCAGAGTGGAAAGAAGTAAACGATAAGCCGCAGATATACATTGCAAAAGCGCTTGAACCTGTCTTGTACAGCAAAAAGCGCTTCATAGTCATATACGGTGGTCGTGGTTCAGGTAAATCAATTCAGGTGGTAGACATTGCGCTTGCTGGAGTGAAAGACTTTGGCGACAAAGTTTACTGCTTGCGTGAATTCCAAAACTCAATCAGCGAATCAATGCACAGCACCATAAAAGATGAGATTGATCGCATCGGCATGTCTGGGTTCGAAATACTGAACAACGAAATCAACTACGATGTTGGTGGTTTCAGATTCAAAGGTTTATCAAGAAACCCAACTTCTATCAAATCAGCGCAAGGCTTTCGCCGCTTCATAATCGAAGAAGCGCAGTTTATATCGGAAGAATCACTGACCTGCTTGACGCCAACTGCTCGAAACAAAGCAAAGCCAGGATTGCCGTCCAAGTTTATCGTGAACACGGAAGAAGACGAAAACAAGGAAATCGAAGCGTTAAACACCGTGCAGATGATTTTCATTGCAAACCCAGCGTCGAGCGAAGACCCTTTTAGCAAACGGTTTTTGAAGCCGTTTGAGGCTGAGCTTGACCGGAATGGATTTGCAGAGGATGACTTACATCTGATTGTTCGCGTCAACTTTGACGACAATCCGTGGTACATGGATTCCGGTCTTGAGGATGAGCGACAGTACGACTACAAAAACAAGCCTCGCGCATTGTATGACCACATCTGGATTGGTAAGTACAACGATAGTGTTGATGGCTCAATCATTCTTCCAGAATGGTTTGATGCGTGCATAGATTCACACAAAAAGCTAAACATCAAGCCGAGAGGTAGCAAGGTATTATCGTTTGACCCTGCTGATACTGGGCCTGACGCAAAAGGCTATGCCGGTAGATATGGCTGCATTTTCTTTGCGGTTGGAGAAATTGACCAGCCTGACATAAACAGTTCAGCAGATGAGGCGGCAGAGCTTGCCATTGGTTACGGCGTAGATTTGTTTACGTGGGACTGTGACGGTATGGGTGTTGGCTTGCAGCGGCAGTTCAGCAGCTGGTTTAAAGGAAAAGGAATCCAAGTTAAACAGTTTCGCGGCTCCGGCATGCCGAGCAACCCAGACCAGTCATATTCACCGCCTGACGACTACAAAGGCGAGGTTCAGTTCACCACAAGAATTAAAACCAACAGGGAAACATTCAAGAATAAACGAGCGCAGAACTACTGGGATTTGCGCGACAGATGTTACAAGACGTATAGGGCTGTGACGTTTGGCGAGATGTTCGACCCTGACGAGCTAATCAGCTTTAGCTCCAAGATTGACAAGATGCAAAAGCTACGCTCAGAGGTTTGCCGCATACCTAAAAAACAAAACCCGTCAGGTATGATTCAGATTATGAGCAAAGAGGACATGCGCAAGATGGGTATTGCAAGCCCAAACATGGCGGATTCAGTAATGATGGCGCTAGAAATCCCAGAGATTTACGACGATGATGAGTATGAGCCAGAACGCCCCCGCAAAACAGGTTCTCTTGGTTACTGATAGACACTGCGCTATACTACCCAAAACTCATTGGGGCTTGACAAATGCAAGAATTACTATCGTACATCGACAACCCGAATATTGCTGAATCACTGAAAGAGCCAAAGCTTTTAGAGATTGCGCAGAAGGTCATTGACGAATACAACGAAGACAAAGGCTCGATGTCCGATTGGGCAAAAGCTATCGACAGAGGCATGCGCATTGCTAAACCAGCAGAAGGACCACGCTCTGAACCGTGGGAAGGCGCAAGCAACTACAAGTCGCCACTGCTGTATGAGGCGGTGATTAGCTTCGGAGACCGTGCATCGATTGAAGTGCTGGGCGAAAAGAACCTGGTGAAAGGTTGCATCGAAGGTGTTGATACGCCAGAGAAACAACTGCGCATGAATCGCGTCGCCAAGTTTATGAACTGGCAGTTTAACTATGAAATGCCGGAGTGGCGCGACTGTCAAGAGCAGGCGCTTTACGCATTGGCAGCGCATGGCTGTTTTTTTAAAAAGACATTTTTTGACCCGACTGAAGGCAAGAACCGCTCAGTGCCAATCTTCTACCCGCATTTCGCTGTTTCGCAAAAAGAACACAGCATGTCTGCGTTGACACGGTTTACTGAAATCAAAACATACTGCAAAGCTGAAGTGAATCAGTTTATTGCTGCTGGCATCTGGCTTGACCAAGATTACATCATTGAAGATGATATGGTCGATATGGATGACGACAGCGAGGAAGGCTCTGAAGAAGAGTTTTTAGAGCAGCATTGTATGTTGGACTTGGATGATGACGGTATCCCTGAGCCGTACATTGTCACAGTGCATAAATCCACGCAAAAGGTTGCGCGTATCGTCGCACGATTTGACCGCACATCAATCATGGTCAAACTATCAGATGGCGTTGTTGGCTCTCTTGATAAAGCTATGACGCAAGCAGTTCAGTCTGCCGCGCTTCAAGTGTCACAGGCGGTTGATGCCGAATCAACGCCAGAAACGCTGCTTGAGGAAATCCGAACGCGCTCGATGGCGATGCTGAAGATTGTTAAGATTAAGCCGGTGAACCTGATTACTAAGTACGGATTCATCGTTGCACCTGATGGTACTTTCCTGAATTGGGGCTATTGCCATTTATTGCCGAGCTACATGGAGACGATTAACACCGTCACCAATCAGTTGATTGATAGCGGAAGTTTGGCGAATATGGGTGGCGGATTCGTCTCAAAAGAATTCCGCAACAACAAAACACCAATGCGCACAGCACCAGGCAAGTTTATTCAGACCGGTGTTGACGCTGCGACCATGCAGCAAGGTATCATGCCGTACCCGTTCAAAGAGCCGTCAGTCGGCCTGATGACTATGAACGAGCAAAGCAAAGCCGAGGCGCGTAACATGACCGCCATTCTGTCAATGGAGGGCATGATTGCACCAAACGCACCGGCAGCAACAACGCTTGGCTTGTTGCAGGAAAAGATGATGCCGACCACCGCATTGATTGGCCGAATCTTGCGCAGCATGTCTGCTGAGTTCCAAAAGATGTTTGACTTAAACGCCAAGTACACAGACCCGCTTGTGTATCAAGAGGTATTGGACGACCCGTCAGCTGATTATCAAACAGACTTCACTCGTGCCGGTTACGACATCGAGCCAACTGCTGAAGCAAACAAGTCGAGCATGATGCAGAAAATGCAGTCAACACAGGTGCTGCTTGAAACGCTGCCGATTATCCAAGGTGCAGGCGGTAACGTACAGCCAATCATCCGTCGCGTGTTTGATGCAGTTAATGAAACCGAGCTTGCTGAGCAGGTGTTCACACAGCAGACCGACCCGCAAATGCTTGCGCTGCAACAACAACAGACAGAAGCGGCACAGATGGCGGCACAACTACAGCAGCAAAACAACGAGCTATTGCAGCGTGACCATGAATTGAAGATGGCGCAGAAAGAAATCGAAATGCAGAAACTACAGCTGCAGTTACAAGAGCTGCAGTTAAAAGCAAAAGACCAGCAAGACAAACTGTTGGTTGAAGTTGCTAAAGTGGAAGCAGAAACGCAGCGCACCGAGGCTGACGAAGGGCTGAAGGTTGCGCAGACTTACAAAGCTTACAAAGAGGCAGACGCAATTGGCATGCAACAGCAAGAAGAAGGGCGGTAAGCCGCTCAAGCCTAAGAAGTGAAGTAAAGCCCCTTAGTCGGGGCTTTTTATTGCGCCAATCAGCCAGTCTACAAGCATAAAGACAAGTGCAAACACAAGAAGAACCGAGCAGATAATCAAAGCAAAAAAGTCAGATATAAGTTTCATATTTCACCACCGCCAATAATTTGACACGCGCCAACATTTTGACGCATACTTGTACGCAGAGACGC